ATTCTAATTTCATCACTATGACAATCATCACAACGCAAGGGGTAACTTTCTTCACAAAACATACACCCTAGAAACCATCTATCATGAATATTCACCATAGGTGGTCTGCATCGTTTACATCTCTTGCAGATAACACTGTCTTCATCAAGATAAAAACAATCTGCCCTTCCACACTTACCGCATGGGAAATCATCAAAAATGTAACCATCTTGCAATTTAAAAGTTCGCACTTGTAGAGGCAATTTTTGATGTTCAACCCATTTATCCATATACCATTGTGTTAATGAATGGAAATCAGGGAATAATGATTTTCCAACACAGTCTTGTAATTGATGCTTCTCAATCATCTTCAAACACCATTTCCTGTGCACTTCAAAGTGTTCTTTTCCCCAAAAGAACACCTCCCTACATGAAGTATCCAATACCTCTACAGCATGATTTTCAGCATCTGTAGCTCCTTTAGGTAATCGATACATCAACATCTTCCTTACAGATTTTTCACACAGTCTGCCAACTCTGTGATTCAATTGGGGATGCAAGAAGAAATCTCTCTTCAAGAAAGTACATTCCTCAAAAGGAACAAATGGGATAGATTTGGCACCCTTTTCTGCCATAGTATAGACAAGACCTTGACTAGCAAAAAATTCTTGTAAATAACAATGGTTAAAGGAATCTAATTTTGACGACATCAGATTATCATCACCATAAATTACAGCTCTCACATGATCTGTAAATGTACCTTCGACTTTCAAATTTATAAAAGCCATCCGAAGTAACAATGAACCAACAATAGAATTCACAATGACTGTAAGTGGATGTCCTGAGGGTTCAGAACCACAAGTCATGATGATATCACCATCAAAATTACTCACTGGAAAAGCAAGATCATAAATTAGAGTTCTTATTAACACCAAGTCCTCTTCTTCATAATTTGCCCTTCTACAAATTTCTTCCAATACCTTACCTGCAGCCAGAATTAAATCTGCTGACATAAGCTTATCATAATTAGCATAATCTCCAGCAATAAAATTGTCAGAGAATTCACTCAAATATTCAGCTATGTCTTCCCACTCAGGCCCCAAGGCATCAACTCCAGCACAACACTCAAACTGCTTCCTATGTCCTTGAATGAACGCATTTACTGTCAACAAGTACTTACGTACTACGAGAGAAAAGGCCATAGGACTGCCAGTAAACAGACGAGTCTTCTTCATAAGCGCTTTCAATAGTGAAATTACCTCATCCTTTAGGGATGACATAAATACTGGCATGCTTCTACAAGCACTCTTCAGTATTTTTTCAATATCATGAGCATCTTTCTGGATCACTTCATCTACTATCGCTACATCTCCATCAAATTCAAGAAACTTGAGTTTTGAACAATTGTAGGGAAAGCCTGCAGATGTCTTTCGAGGAATCTTATTCACATAGTCCATGCCCTGAACACCATTTAGTGATTCTTCATCATTCAACACTCGAACAATCTTGTAATCATCACTAGGAATAGTGTCCATAGCTTCTCGAATATACATCTCGACAGCAGAATCTAACAATTCCAAGTCAATTTGAAAAGTCCTTGTTACCATTGGGACAGCTTGGTTAATCCAGACACTACGGTCCTTCATAACAGGTTTAGAAAACTCATCTTCATAACCTTTTTCAAGACAATCTTCATACAACAAAGATTTTTCAACATGAGACTTAGATGGAAAACGCCTCTGAGAGGTGCCGAAAATATAACAGTGTGGATTTTCAATTCTGCGAAGATTAGAGTCTTTACTCCATGGTTGAAGAGCAAAGCTCATATTATCGCGTAACATATCTCCTCCCTGTACACCATCATCCAAAGGATTAATGATATCTAGTACGAGTTGGCGAGTTAACACCACTCCACTTACAATACCATCCTTAATGTTTTGATGTAGAGCTATTATACTTGGCCCGTATGGAGTATGAGCTACGTATGGGGAACCACAGTCCCCATCGATAGTAGTATTACAGTATGCTCCATAATGTTCAAAAATCCTCGTTCCAAAATAGTCATGAGAAACTTCTCCACTTCCATTCCAGCTACAACACTTTGAACCATGTATATTGGTCTCAAACGTTCTATCTGCACGAGTTATAATTGAGACTGCACATCTCAAATCAAGTATTTTATTATCTGGTATTAAGCCTAGTAAATCCTTAAATGGGGGAATGTTCCTAAAACGAATAAACATTAAATCTTGCTCAACACAAAATCTCATATCTTTCTTAGGTATTTTCATCCATGCCGGATCCACACTAAGGCTTTGTGGAATAAAAACCTTAAAAGTATTATCCTTAGCAAACAAATGGTAATTTGTCATCAAAATTTGACCTTTAATGAAAACACCACATCCTGTCTTATGGTTGTCTTTAGAATGAAGTCGAACAACATTATGTTGTATTTTGTCCAACACAGTTGACATTCCTAGAGATTTCCATGATGTAATTTTACTACCAAAGTCATAAGCTACACTCTTCTCGACTTCTTGATAGTAAGGATCTTGAGGTTTAGTAAAAGAACCACCTTGAACAGTAGCAATCTTATCCTGGTATTCTCTCTGAAGTTTAAGCACTGCAGCTTCTTTCTCATAATAAGCTATCTTATCATGTATCATTGTTTCATTGTCTTTAGGTTCCCAATTGTGCAGATTGATCTCAGCAAACATTTTCTTCTTTTCCTGATTTTCCTTATAAGCACCAAAAGCAATTTTACCTGCTTTATATAATGCTATAATTCCAATTAAACCCTGAGCATAGGGCAAATATTTCATTTGTTTCTGAAGAAAAGGCTTAACACGAGTTCTCCCCAAGTACGTAAGTATATAAAATTTAAGTACTGATGGGCACCAAAGATAACCCAACATCAATAGACGAGGAATCAAACATGAATAATTCATGTATGTAGTGTACAAAGTTGATGATAAGAATATCCAATGCAATGGTGTTCCCCAGAAGACATAAATCAATGACTTCAACACATAATTCACTGACCATTGAACACCAAAAGTAAATAACAAGGTTCTTAGAAAGGTCCAAAATAGAGGATCAACATCAGAGAAGACATCATCCTGTACATGCGTACAAGTACAAGAAGAAATTACAAGTGAACACTGTCTACACAATCTCTCTTCATTCATAACTTCATGATCTTCAAGAACAGAACAAGAACACATGTCTTTCTCTTCACAACATACAGAACAATAGTCCATCTTCTCAATCTTATTATGGAAATCAATAATTTGATCTTGAGTGTGAACATGTTCG